ATTTCTTCAACACGGAATTTTTTACTTCCGAGTTGTTTTACGATAAAGCCTTCTTTAACTGCTGAACCGTTATGAAAATTTACTTTGATTTCTGTTCCTGAAGCTGTAGGACCTGTTCCTGCTACTCCAAAAAGCCTTTTATTAAGTGGTCTTCCCATTTGTTTTCTCCTTGTTAGAAGTCCGATGCGGGTTCTATCCGCTACGCTGTGGGTACAGCATAAGTCCGCCTTGCGGCTCGCTCTCTGACACAAGTATTTATCACAAAAGGAAAAAGGCATACAAGTAAACTTGTACACCTTTTAAAAATAAGCAATTATAGGGAGGACTCGGTTATACCTCCAACCCCTCGACCGAGATGCCATTCTCAAATCCAGGGAACCTACTTCCGCTCGGTAGAGCGATGTGACTCAGCGTATTTCTACTACCAAGCCTGGGTACCACCCCTAAGCAGTCAAGTTCGACGCTCTGGTAAACGCCTCTTCCTTGCACTATAAAACAAAAGTCAATTACTCTTTTGTTGCTTATGTATACACTATAACAAATAAAAACCTATTTGTCAAGTCTTTTTTCCTACTTTTTTGTCCAAAATGTTATATTTTCTGTAATCTTGGGTCATCACTTAAGATGTTCTTCTCGCAACGTGGTCTTGATTTGCGTTCTTTAATCAATTTTTGGATTATTGCTAAATGTGACCTTTTTGTACGTTCTTTTTTGCGAGCGATTTCGAAGTCTTTGTAGTTCATAACACTCTCCTTTTTACAGTTAAGTGCGTTCCTTCGCTTATGCTACTTCCGTCCCAATCGGGATGAACGTGCAAATATTTAGTTTGGTCATAAAAAAAGGGCGACAAAAGCCGCCCTTTTTAATTCTTCTGCTAAATTAGCTGAATGATACGTTAGACTGGTTAGTTGAAATATCAACTTTGCCTAAGTAGTCAGCCGCATTACCTAATGAAGAAGCCACGTTAGATAACTCAACATATCCGTATCTAGTCATGAAAGACACAACTGGTTCGAATGTTGACGGATCTAATACAACGCCACTTGACATTAGCGGGATATATGGACAGTAGAATGCTGGAGCATCTGACTCGCTTGAGCCTTTGTATCCAACAAGCACGTCTGCAGTATCTGCCGCGTATGCGTCTACGTATACTTTCATTGCACCGTTAAGTGTTCCAACCATTTTAGTATTAGTTGGAGCTTCGAAAGTACCTTCTGTTGTTCTTGCGAACGCTGAAGTTGTAGCAGACTGTAGGATGGTTAACGTAAATGGTGATACCACTGCGTAGTTACCAGCGCCACGTCTTGTTCTAGCCGCGATGTTGTTAGCAACTTTGTTAATAAGAACAGCAAGTGCCGCATGTTCGTCACCAACAAATGTTGCAGTACCACTTACAGCCGCTTGGTTGTAAGTTTCCGCCGCTGTACCAGCTAAGGTACGTAGAGATGCTAGGATCTCTTGGTCGATTTCAGCAGTAATTTCTTGTGCTAAAGCCGCCATGATCTCAGCTTCGATGTCAATGCCCTGTTGAGCTTGTGCATCTTGAGCCGCTTCAAAAGTCCATCTAGCTGATAGCTTTCTGGTTTTTGCTTCGACTGTTTGCTTTAAGATCTGGATGCTTAAACGCTTACCAGCTGTACCTTCAAGTGTTGCAGTTGAATCAGCTTTATCTGTTGAACCGCCACCTGAATAACCAACACCGATTTTAAACGGTGATAGTGCTTCTTCACCAGCAGTTACGTCATCAAAGCCGTCTGCATAGCGAACTCTTAATGTGTGGATTTGACCCACTGGACCTGTCATAGGCTGTACACCAACTAATTCGTTGGCGATAACAGTTGGCATAACACGTCTGATTACCGGAAGGATCACTCTGTTTAGTGTAGCAACATTGCCTGCACTAGATGCACCTGCTGTAGCGGCCTCTGCCAAATACTTTCTAGTATTTTCAAGAGTAGCACCCATTACAGCTTTCTTATTGCCTTCTAGGCCTTCAAGAAGTGCAGTTTTTGTATCCTGCCAGCGACTTTCTAATAGTTCTGACATTGTTTTCTCCTTATTTCAATCCTGCAAGTCTTCTAATGTCTATCACATTATCTGTGTTAGACGAACCTGCATCTATGTCATTGTTTTCTTTGTTGCCTGTTACTTGTGTGCCTTCGGTCAATGTCGCCTTAGTTTCCTTCGCTGGAGTGTCCCCTGCAATAACGCTTGGCATGTACTTGTCGAAAGATTTTTGAAGTCTATCGGTTTGTACAGATTCCAGCAAGTCTGACATGATATCTCTTTGCTTCTTGTTTAAAGGAGCAAGTAGTTCATTCATAACTTCTTTTCTTTTAGCTGTATCTTGAGCTTGTCTAATTTCAGCATCTTTGCTTTCTACTAGAGTTGCTTTTTCGTCAGCTACAGCCTTAGCTTCAGCTAATTGCTTATCCTTCAACTCTACGACTTTTAAAAGTTTTGCAGTTTCGGATTTTTCATTCAGATAGCTGTTAGAATATTCAGAAGCAAAAGATTCAAAAATCTTGCGTCCAAAATCGTTCTTACGAGCTGAATCAATATCTTCTTTTAGTTGAGTCATTTCTTTTGTAAGACCTTTCTCAACTGTTTCTGCTACTACTTTTGTCGCATCTTTGATGAACTTGCTCTTAACTTTAGCTAGATGTTCTTTGGCTTCACGTACTAAACGTACTTTTGTTTCAGCCAAGTCTTTTTTATCTTCGTAAAATTCTGCAATTTCCTTCGAAAGTGAATCAACAACAAAATCTTCTAGCTTTGCGAACTTGCCAGCCATAGCTTTTTGATCTTCGTGTAGCTCACCAATCTCTTTAGTTAATTGTTGCACAACAAAATTTTTCATTAGATCTGCGTTTTCACGCATTGCTACTGCATATTTTGCTCTTGCTTCTGCTAACTTTTGGCGATCTTCAGCAAATTCATTAATCTCTGCTCCAAGTCTGTCCTCAAGCATTTTATCAATGGCTTCCACCATAGTTGATTTATCATGCTCATACTTTTGTGCAAACTCTTCACGTAGATCAGCTGTCGCTTGCATACGGTTTTCTTTAACCTTCTGCTCCCAAGCTGTTTCGATTTCTGCTCTGATTTCCTCTGAAATTGCGTTATTTTCAAAGAGTGCTTTCAGTGCATCTAACATTTGTTTCTCCTTATTAGCGGAGACCGTTGATAATGTTTACCAACGATTCCTTTAAATACCTTTGAGCCTTTTCATCGCCATTTAGTTCGCGAGCCATATTCATTGCCTTGTAACCATTTCTGGTGTTCAGTAAGTGTTCGTAAATGGGAGTTGGATAAGCTCCCGGAGCACTTGGTTGTGCGACTGCGTCAACAGTAATAATTTCAAACTCGCTGACTTCTCCGCTTCCATCTTCTTTAACATTTCCTGAACCCCTAGATGAAACACCTAGTTTCACGCCGTTTTCCAACATTGTTTTAACCAGTTGTCCCATCGGGGTTGGAATTACTTTAAGTTTTCCGTAACCATTTGGTCCATCCATCCACATTTCAGTAATCATGTGTGACACACGGTCCAGGTTAATGTTGAGTCCTTCAGGATGATCTACTTCACCAAGTACACTATATCCGCCTTGTATCTGATCGTTGAGCGTGTTGACAGCCCTACTGATTTCAGTAACAGGATATACTCTTTGATTAGCATTCCTTACACCACCTTGGATGCATATACCTTTTAAGTAAAGATCTTTTCCACCTTCACTATTCTCAGTATGCTCCACGACCATTTTAGCTTGGTCGAATGATAGTGTTTCAGTTAAGTTTAACATCTACCTAATAGTCCTCAATTAGCTACCAATAGTACTTTTTGTATTGGCACCTGATTCGCCTGCGCCTTTTTTCTCAGCGCCGTGGCCTTTAGCGTTTGACATTGACTTAGAAGCTTTTCCGCCTGGTACGTTTACGTTCCCTGCGTTATCTTCTTTAGTCGACATTGCTGAACCGCTTGTAGAACCTTCGCCGCCTGCGGCAATGTTACTTGCTGTTCCGCCCATGTCATTTTTAGAAGCTACTGGTGATTTTGCTTTGTTGTCTTCGCCTTTTGGCTCAGCAACTTTTTCAACATACTCACGCATTTGTTCAGTTTCTGATTTCTTGCCTTCAAATGCAGGCTCAATTTCTTCAACTGGTGCTTCTACGCTAAGATCGGAAGCTGGCATAATTGCCTCGTCTTCCTTCTCTTCATCATCCATATCCATGTCCATGTCAGCGGCATCGTCATCTTCGCCACCTTCATCGTCACCTTTATCAGACATCATTTTTTCAAATTCTGCCTTAAGATCATCAAGAGCATCTTCTAGGTCAACTACACGGTCTTCAATTTCTTCCGCATCGTCGCCTTTATCCATATCACCTTCTTCGCCATCGTCTTCCATGTCACTCATCATGTCGTCCGTTGCGTCACCGCCCATTGGGTCAGCTTCTGGTGTAATCTCATCGAAATTTTCGTCAGTTTTTTCATCTGTAGCTTCTTCAACATCTTCGTCTGATGCTTCTTCTACTTCTTTGTCTTCGTCTGACTCTTCTTTAACTTCTTCATCGTTTGAAGCTTCATCAACATCTTCGTCTTTAGCTTCTTCTACGTCTGCATCTTCCTTAGAAGCTTCATCAACTTCTTCATCTGTTGCTTCGTCGACTTCTAAATCTTTCATGTCGTCCTCAAGCATTTTTTCATAGATGCCACGTGATTTTTCTATTACAAATTCATG